GCGGCCTTGATGAGGGTCCGCTGGCCTTCCTTCTTCCGGGCCGTCCTGAGGTCGGCGCCCTTGTTCATCCGCCGGTTGATGCGCTTGACGCCACCGGAGTTGAACCTCAGAGCATCCTTGACTCGGTCGTTCCTGGAATATCCGGCGTTCGGCTTGTTGGCCTCGGCGCGACGAACACCCCACTTCATACCCTTGACGCCGTAGTGAGCAAGCTCGCCCGGCGAAGGACTTTGTGTCACTCGAACTCCTCCTTATGGAGCTTGTACGCTACGAACGCATCCATCAGGGCAGCGACGTTGTCGATCTTCGCCTCTTGCCGCTTCTTCAGGAGCTTTCGGTTCCCGTTGGTGTCTTCCATGGTGATCGCGTTACCCATGGCAAAGGACATCAACACTTGATCAAATATGAGCAATCGTTCGCCACTAAGAGCCTTGAGTTCCCCAAGCGGGACAGACTCAGTCCTCGCCCCCTGAATCACTTTCTCGATTCCATGCGGCCCGTTTTCCGCCTCCCAGCGGGCTACGAACTCCTTAGCGTTGTAGGGGTCGAAACCAAATGCGCGCACATCATAGTTTGATTCCTGAATGAAGGAATCCAGGTCATCATAGACCTCCATCATGTCGAGGATTGTTCCCTCAAGCACGTGGAGGCTTCCTTCTTGGATGAACTCCTCGTACTTCTGGCGCATAGCCCCGGGAAGCTTCAACAGCGTCAATGACGTGATGTAGCTTCGGGTCTTCACTCCGAATTTGCCACTTGGCAGTGGAAAGAGGAATGTGAACGCACAGAAGTCGTCACCCTGGGAAAGGTCTGCACCCATAGCACAAGGCATCTCCCAGAATTCCCGATAACGATGAGGCAGGGTTTCCTCATAGGTGAAGAAGTACGTATAACCCTCCATCGGAATACCGAAACGCTTCGCCAGAATGTCGTTCCGAGAGGCAGGCGCCTTTTCGGCTCGTTCAACATCGAGTTGGTAGACGTCATACGTGACGGTCTTTCCGAGATTCGGGTTCGCCTTCTGCCACATCGCCGGGTTGGCTACCTCGTCCAGCTCGTCCAGCTTGTAGTGCCAAATCGAGACGTGAGGAGCCTGGTAATCGCCCTTGAGAATATCGGCGAGTTCCAGTTTGATCGTGTCACCGCTGCCGTTTCGAACGGTTCCCTCGGAACTGACGGCCACGATAAGGTAGTCGTCGAGCTTCGAGGCTCCCTGTTCGATGGCCCCGATAACATCCTCTCGGAGATCGCCGGACAGCCACTCGTCAACGGTTGCCACTTTGGTGCGGAGGCCCTGGAGCTTGTTGATGGTCATCGGCCGGACCTCAAGCATCGAGCCCGTGAGGAAGTTCTCGACGCCCTTCTTGGTAGCGGCCAGCTTGACCCGGTTGACCCTTGCGCCAGTGGTGTTCTGGAGCGATCCCTCAGTGAGAAATGCGAAGAGGGGTCCTCTGGCCCGGACGATGGAAGTACGGACAGGAGACATGACCTCGTCTGCCTGCTTCATCGTTGGAGCCGTAGTGATCTGATGCGTAGTGGACGAATCGATGTTCAGAAAATAGCTCTGGAGGCATGATTCGTACAATGACTTGGCCGCGCCTCGGGCAACGATCAAGTACTGCTTCGTCGTGAGGCGCTTCTTGATCACCTTGTCTACGTAACGTCCGCCACGCTCGCCCGGCTCGTATACGCTTCGGTTGACGAAGTAGTACCAGCAGAAAATCTGCTCTGCCCACAGCTTGAATGTGTCAAGCAAGTGGAGATCACTGCCATCGGTGAGCGTGAGCTCAGACTCGCAGTAGGAAACGAACCCTTCTACAGGATAAGGATCGTAGTAGATGTTCGGGTTGGCGATGAGCGCGTCGATACGGTTCATCTCCAACGAGATTTCCCGGTTGACAGGAATATCGCCAGCCAGAACCGCGTCACGGAACTTCCCGTAATACAGAGGAGTCGCCGTGTTCGACATCTCCACCACTTACCCTCCCTTCTACTAGTTACCTGTGTTCGTGTAGTGGTTGGCAGCGCGGCGGATGACGATCCCAGCACCGGCCTTTGCTGCGGCGGAAGAACCGCCAGTTGCGTAGGCACCGGCTGCGGTGAACGCGACCTTCAGACCGGTCTTGACGGCCTTTCCGGTGGGCGTACCCATGAACTTGCGGACGTCCTCGACGGTCTTGCCGACCTTGAGAACCTTCTTGACGGTGTTGATACCGTTGTCCAGCTCGGTCGGGTGTTGAGACACCATCGTGTGGTACTGCTTTTCGAGGTTCATCCGGTTGATGAGACCCTGAAGCTCCTGATTGCTGAGCGACCGGGTACCACCGGCGTCGATCCTTCGCTGGGACGCTTCGGCGGTCTTGTGGTCAGCGGAAGCAGCCGGAACTCTTGCGCTGCCACCTCCGGAAGAGCCGGAGTCATCCCTTCGGACTCCCCACTTCATGCCCTTGACGCCGTAGTGAGCGAGCTCGCCCATGGCGGTGCTAGGCGACTTGATCTGAGACATCGCTACCTCCATGTCGTAGCTGTAGGGCTTGAGTTGGAACGTCGGCCCGTCTGAATCATCGATCCACATGGAGATCCGGTCGAATCTTACTGAGTAAAACTCGCCGGATTCTTGTGGGTCCTGCTGTGCCGGGGTCTCCGGGTAACCCATCGTCAAGTGCGGGGTCCATTCTGGGTACTGCTCCGTCGAATGGTATGCCGCTGAGATGAGTGGATCTTGGAGAAGGTGTTCCCGGAAAGTGGCGATCTCTCTCGACCACTTCTTGTCGAAGAACAGGACATCGGCATCGTTGGGGCCGAGTGTTCCTCGCTCTGTGACTTCGAGACCGAAGGCGCAAAGCTGAGAAGCGGCGTACTGAATGTACTCTCCGATGTGGACGAGCTGATCGACGTCGTAGTCGGGCTTGCCCAGATACAAGAGAGTAAGGTGCGCTTCCTTCTCGCTCGAAACCTTATGTACCGGGTCACTCACAGAAGGGAGGGCGACGATCACAAGCTCACTACGGTCGGATCCTGCCATGCGTCTGCCTCCCTTTGAACGTTGAGACGCCACTCCAACTCGGTGATCTGCTTCTCCATCGAGGTGAGGGCGAAGGAAGTCCCCGGAGGATCGAACATCAGACGTACCTTGAGATAGACGTAGGACTTGACCGAACTCAGCCGGGGATCTATTCCGAAGAAGGAGTCCCACATGTCGTCGGCATCCTCGATCATGAAGCCTTCGGCGGGACCGATCCCAATCTGGGTGAGCGTTGCCAGCACTGAGTTGATGTGCATGGTGATGTCAACATCGAACGATGTGTCAGCCTCAGGCAAGCCAAGAACTTTCTTGACACTGCTGAGGATGCTCTGTGCCACGTGGGACACCTCCTCTCATTTTGAATGGTTGGTGTTACCGGCGGGCCTTGGCCTGTCGGTTGACTTCGGACTGAACAGCCGAGGGGTCGTACCCTGCTTCCCTGAGGTCCTTGGAGCGGCTGGGGTCATTGCCCCACTTGCCAGCGAGGACCTCGGCGGCGAGAGTCTTGATGGACTTCGGACCCTTCGCCGGATTCAGCAGCTCGTCGACCCGGGCCTGGACCTTGGAGGCGTTGTACCCGGCGGCGATCAGCCTGCGGACTCGGTCCGGGCCGTTGCCGTACTTGCCGTGGATGACATCATGAGCGACCTCATCGATGGACTGCTTGTCGGGGGTGGAGGGGCGCGGGGAGGAGGGGGTCTTCTTGTCTGCCATCTGAATCTGCCTTCCCAACACGTCGGCTGCGTAGTCTCCGCCGGAGGTTGCCGAGTCGGCGGACTTGCCCTCGGCGAGGGCATTCTTGACACCGGTCTGTCCGGCGTTGTAGGCCGCGATGGCATCGGGCCAGTTGTGCAGAGCCTTGTAGTTCGCGGCGAGAAGCGAGGCGGCATCGTCAGCCTGCTTGCGGACATCGTCCAGGTAGGACTTGTCCACGTCGTGCCATCGGTTGTCGCGCTGCCACACACCGAAGCCGTGGCCGCCGTCGCCGATCTTGTTCGTGAGGTTGGTCTCGCGGGAGCCGACCGCCAGAAGGAGATCCTCCGGCAAGCCGTGCTTCTTCTCGACCTCGGGGATGAAGGGCCAGGTCTTTAGTGCCTTGGCTGCCTGGGTCTTCATCGTCGCCGCCGACTCACGGGACTTCGGCTTGATCGCTGGTGCCTTCGTCGGAGTCTTGAAGCTGTCGTACTGCTTCTGGGCTTCGGTCAAGACCTTGTCGTAGATCTTGTCCATGTACGGACCGGCGCACGCCGTCGACGACCAGTGCTTGTGGTAGAAGAAGTTGCTCTTGGTCGGGCGGGTGCCGATCACCTTGTAGAAGAGCCAGCCCGCAAGACGAGCGGCGTTCTTCCACGTGGCGTCAGCGACTTCCCATGTGGGAGCGGTCTTCGAGTTCGCCATCTCGATGGAAATGGTGGACTGGTTCCCGGCGAGGTTGCCGACAGCCCATGCGTACTCGTTGACCTTGACGTACTGGGCGACAGCACCGGCCGAGTCGACATCGAAGTGAGCCGAAGCGGGTCGCGTCTTCCAGACGTTCAGGACACCCTGATGGCTGAGCCGTCCACCGTTGTGGTGCAGCGTGACCGAGGTCTTCTTGTAGCTTCGGTGGGTGACGTGGCCCGTCGCGGAGAGTTCATCTATCAGGTTCGAGACCGTGCGGTCGTAGGCGATGGTCGCAGTCACTTCGGGTCCTCCTCAGTCATCTCGACGTCCGCCTCGGCGAAGCTTTCGAAGTCGCTCTCGGGGAGCTCGTCCTCAGTCTTGAAGCCGGAACCGTCCTGGGTCTCACGCTTGAGGGCCGCAGGAACGTCCTCGTCGTCGTAGTGATCCTTCTTAGGGGCAGCCATGGCGCCGTCCTTTCGTTACCAGAGTTTTGTATCGCCAGGCCTGCGTTCGACGACCGGCTGGGGAAGCAGACGTTCATCGCCGTAATGGATGGCGTTGTGAGTTCGGTGTGCAACGGTGATCAAGTTGTCGGGGTCGAAGAGACAGTCGTCTCCGGCCTCGATTTGCTCGACGGTGATCGGGTTCAGATGGTGAATGTAGAGACCGCTGTGAATCTCGTAACCATCGATCCCAAGATCGCATCCGTTGTCTCGGACGATGATCCCGTCCCGGGCTTGGCGCCACTCACGAGACGTGTAGAAGTCTTGGTTGACCCATCGGTTGAATCCAAAAGTCGCTTCACCGACTCGACCCTTGAGAGCAAGGTAGCGAAACCGCTCTATGAAAGTTTCGAGTCGACGTACTTCTGAATACGACCTATTCATCTTCGAGCTCGTCCGGAGGGACACCTTGGTAACCGCGCATAGCGCTGATCGCCTTTGTGTACATCTCTTCCAGACGCTGCGTCGAGGCCATGGCCTCGATCTTGGCCTTCTGAAGTTCTACCTCTCCGGCCAGTCGTAGCTGTTCGAGCTGTTCCCGTGTGGATCCCAGCTTGAGGTAGTGCGTGATCACCTGTGCCGAGGCTGTGCCGTCCTGCATCTGCTGTTCGGCGAGCTGTTCGGCCAGAGAAATCATCTGACTTTCCCGAGCTTCGGGAGTCGTGGCGGCTCTGCGTCGACGCGGTTCGGGAAGTGGTTTACTTTGTCGGCGGACTACCATAGTTACAACTCCTTCCAGGCGGGTTCATGTCAAGAAAACTGATGGTTGGCAGGACTTAGTGAGGGGTACGTAGGGGTCTATTGCCAGAAACTTTCCCTCGGGGAATCCCGGGGGATGAAAACTTTAGCCGAAAAGTCCCGCCGGGGGGAAAATATGGAGGCGGGCGATGCAGAGGGGGGTCTAATTTTCGAGACCCCTCCCCCCTATCTTGATCGATGAGGGCAAAAAGTTAGAAACCATGTATCGCAAGTGGAAGACCCGAGACCAGCTTGGGGAAGCGCACACGAAGTCGGGGGGACGGCCGCGTGTGGGCAGGAAGCTGGTCTCGGGTCGGTCACTGTGGTCTGGCTACTCGGAAGTTGTTACGACTTCTTCCGGTCCCATGACCTTGATGTAGATCCCACCAACGTTCTCCTTCAAGATCTCGTCGATCGCGTCAGTGATCGCTGCTTCTTGTAGTTGAGGAGAAAGGTCGTGAGACGTTCGAACGATCTTGGCTAGGTAGGACAGGGTGTGGTACCCATTGCGGACGTCCCATACATACCACTGGTCGAACTCAGTGTAGTAGTTGTACGGGTTGTCCTTGACGGTGACCATGTACTCGTCACTCATTTGGCTTCACCTACTAGGCCAGCCTGAAGCGTAGACACCGAGACGCCCAGGTGCTGAGCTACCTCAGCCAAGGTGTAACGGTTGCTACTGATCATGCGCATGGCTCGCGCCTGCATGGTAGCGTCCATCACTGGCTTGTCCTTGGGTGTGGCCAGTTCCTTGACCTTCTCGATGTCGGTGTTGTCGAGGATCTGTTCGAGCTTGCTCTTGGTGATGGCGCCAGCCTGGATGGCTTCCCACTGACGGGATGAGATCTCGACCTGAGTCTTCTTCGCACCCACTCGGTCACGAGCATCTTGAAGCGACTTACTCTTTAGCTTCTTGATCTCGGCCTTGTCCATGTCGGGATTGTCGAGCTTCTTAGCGCGGAAGACGGCATTCCCCAGGATCTGGGCCTGCCTCTCACGAGGTGCGTTCCTGAGGGCCTCGTTGAGCGAGGCGTTGAGAACCTTTACGTCCTCGGCGTAGGCCTTTGCTGCGGACGGGGAGTACTCGATACCCTTGAGTCCGAGACCTTCAAGTCTGGCCTGGTTGGCCAGTTCCTTGAGACGGTTCGAATGGTCGGCGTAGATCTGCTCCTTAACTGTACCGGAGGAGAGGGTGTGTGCATCGTCCGTTTCGGCAAGCTTGGTGGACTTCACAGTCTTGGGCTTGCCGGGCGAGTACTCAGCACCCGTTTCTACATAGACCAGCTTGCCGGTCTTCTTGTCGATCGGGCCGCCATCCTTGGCAGAACGAAGCTTCCTGTCCAGTGGGCGGGCTTCAGACGTAGCCTTTGACACGAGCGTCGAAGCACCCAGAGTTCCCTTCTTACCGGGCTCTCCCTGGTACTTCCTCTTCAGGCTGGCGATGCCGTTGTCGATGGCAGACTGTTTGTAGTTGAGCTTGTGCTTCTCCGCATCGATGACAACCATGGAGTGCTTGACCGCACGAGCGATCTCCTCAAAGGGTGCGCCCTTGACTGTCATGTCAGTGATGAGGTTGGACACGTCGCCCATCTCGCGGCCCTTGATCTTGCCGGTCTTCTTCTGACCGTCATGGAATTCGACCTTCTTAGTGGTCGCGTTCCAGGTGCCACCATCCATGGTCAGCATCCCGTCGTATGCGGGAAAGGCAGCCTTAGGATCGAAACCCTCAAGCTGCTTCAACGCAGGATGTGTCTGGATCTTGCCGAGTTTGTTCGGGATGACCAGTACGGTGTCACCATCGAAGTCGGCACCAGACAGTCGTTCGGCTACCCGGCTGTTGATCCCGATCGCGTCGATGGCTTTGGGGCCGATAAGCCTTTTCCCCTCAGGGTTTCGGTTGTTCACCTTGAGTTCGGGGATCTCGAAGATGCCACCGTGAGGGAACCGAACCAGAACTACAGGTTCGCCATCTGTGAAGGTTGGCGCGTAGACCTCATTGTCCTTCAGCGAATTGATAGGCAGGATCACCTTGTTCGCCTGACGAGGCATGTGTGCGGCCTTGAGATGAACGGCAGACGAATCCGCCGATTCGGCGAACTTCTCCAGAAGATGCTTCTTCACCGTTGGGTTGGTGAGAGTCATGATTCTTTCGAACTCGGTCTTCTTACCTTCGTAAGCGAGATCGAGCTGCTCTTTCACAAGAGCTTTCTTCTGCTTCGACAGCATCTGCGAGGAGAGAGTCTTGGACCACTCGTCCCACTTACCCTCTTGGTTCACGATGTTCATCACCGAAGTGACGCGCTTCTTACCATCGGAACCGGTCTCATGGAGCTGATCGTTGATGTTGGCACCAAACGGATCATCCATGTCGACCTTGCCATCTTTGGTTCTGTTCATCTCCTTCATGGCGTCGAGCTTGTTGCCGGTGCTCTTCTTGTTCGTGTTGAACACGAGATCCACGCCATCAGGCATGTTATCGTCGTTGTACATGGCCATGCCCTTGAGATAGTGCGTGCCATCCACAGCGATTCGCACCTGAGCATAGTTGGCCTTGCCGAGAGAGACGTCCTGGACACCGGGCCGAACGTAGATCACACCATCAGCGTCAGTGCCGCCTTCTTCCGCGTAGCGGACCTTCACTCGCTTAGAGCTGATGGAGATGGGCGGCAGAACGCGCGGTTCGTAGGTGAGGCCACCGTCGCGAGACCTTAGCTGTGCGGGGATGATCTTGTCGCGGTTCTCCAGGAGCTCCTTGAACGTGGTGCCGGGCTTCGTCAAGACCTTGAACTTGGTCATCTTGCCGGTACCCAACTGTTCCACGTCCAGGTAGTGCAGCTTGTATCCCTCGTCCTCCAGGACGCTACGAGCAGCCTTGAGCTTCTCCGCACTGACGTTCATGTGCAGCTCGGTACCCTTGCCCACGTCGATGAAGCCGTGCTTGTCAACCTGGGAACGGAGCATCTCGGTAGTTGCCTTGAGGATCTCGTTCTTGCGGTTGGCTTCGTCCTTGAGGAGGTTGCGGATTGAGGATTCCGGCTTCCCCATTTTCACGCCGATGGCGACGTTCGACATGCCGAGATCGTACTTGAGGTGCCGCGCTCTCGCGATGTCGGCAGCCTTCTCTTCGTTCCTAGCAACGGTGATGTTGCTTCGGAGTTGGGAGATGGTCATACCGTAGCCATCGGCAATTTGCTTGTCGGTCAGACCTTGAGATTTCAGGTCCTTAACTCCGCCAAGAAACGTGACAGCTCGCTCATGCGGTGTCTCACCGGACCCCCACGGGTACCGACCTGACTTACGGAGAATTCCGTAATGCGTGAGAGCGTTGTGCTCTTCTTCTCCGATGTTCAAATCAGTCCCCCCGATCGGTAGTCTTCGATGGTTTCGTCGCCCCACTTGATGCGATCATAGACGAAGGAGAGATACGTCCGGTCTATCGATTCGATGAAGACCTGATCGCCTTGATAGATCCGAAGTTCTCCGTCCAGCCTGAATGGCTTGTGGTTGTACTCCCGGCAGAAGATACCGGCGTAGACGTACAACTGGTCCATGGTCGCCTTGCTGATACCTGTCTTCAGATCGTGGACCCGAAGGAAGCCGTCGAACTGCGGATCGTCGAAGTACTCTTCGAACCCGATCGCGTCGGCGGTGCCGTAACAGTTCAGCGAGTAGAACAGCATCTGTTCCGGGACCATGTCGTACTCGATGGCGTCGTTCACGTAGTGATCGAGAACAGGCCAGTCCGG